ACCAAGGAAACGAAGAAGAAAATAATCCAAGCTGGGCAAAAAGCAGTTGAGGAACTTATTAAGGTAGCAAAAGAAAAGATTGTTGACTCAGACGACGATGTAAGCGCTGATAGATTAAAGAATGCTGCCGCAACAAAGAAACTAGCTATATTCGACGCTTTTGAAATACTTAATCGTATACAAGTAGAAGAAGATATGCTAAATGAAAAACCTAAAGAAGTTAAAGTAGAAAAAACTTTTAAAGGTTTTGCAGAAGGGAGAAGTAAGTGAGCTACGAACAAACCCTTTGGAAAGAGATTAAGGACATTGTAAATCCTAAGATATTAGCTAAAAACAATAGATTTAAAAAATGGGATTATGGTTATAATTCTGATTATGATTTTATAGTAATAAGTAAAACCGGAAAAATTGGACAAATCATTGAAATACAGAATCTCAGGATTGCTTTACCACAGAATCTCAGGATTGCTTTACCAACAGCAGATGAACCGTTTAAACGAAGTAAAGAAAAAACGGAACAACGTTGGGAAAAACAAGAGTATCCAAAAGAATTAAAAAGAATTAAAAGTAGATTTGACTGGGAAGAATATCCAGCTGAATTTAAAGAAAAGTGGTACGATTATATAGATGAAGAATTTAAAAGAAGAGAACAAGGTTACTGGTTCTATAATAACGGTACTCCTACTTATGTTACTGGTACTCATTACATGTACTTACAATGGTCAAAGATCGACGTTGGAGCCCCTGATTTTAGAGAAGCAAATAGATTATTCTTTATATTTTGGGAAGCATGCAAGGCAGATACTAGATGTTACGGTATGTGCTACCTTAAAAACAGACGATCTGGATTTTCATTTATGTCCTCGGCAGAACTTGTTAATCAAGCAACAATATCTAGCGACTCCAGATTCGGTATACTGTCTAAATCTGGAGCAGATGCTAAAAAAATGTTTACAGATAAAGTCGTACCAATATCCGTTAACTATCCGTTTTTCTTCAAACCGATCCAGGACGGTATGGATCGTCCTAAAACAGAACTTGCATACACGATCCAGGACGGTATGGATCGTCCTAAAACAGAACTTGCATACAGAGTTCCAGCTTCGAAGCTTACTAGAAGGAAGCTTGAGAGCAATGAGCAACTAAGAGAGCTCGACGGACTTGATACAACTATTGACTGGAAAAATACTGGTGATAACTCTTATGATGGTGAAAAGCTAAAGCTATTAGCTCACGATGAAAGTGGTAAATGGGAGAGACCTGATAATATATTAAATAACTGGAGAGTTACAAAAACTACATTACGTCTGAGTTACAAAAACTACATTACGTCTTGGATCAAGGATCGTAGGTAAATGTATGATGGGCTCAACCTCAAATGCTTTAGATAAAGGTGGAGACAATTTCAAAAAATTATACAACAATTCAGACGTTAATAAAAGAAATCGAAACGGACAAACATCTTCTGGACTCTATAGCTTGTTCATTCCTATGGAATGGAACTATGAAGGGTTCATCGATACTCATGGACTACCTGTCTTCATTAGAGGTAAAGATAAAGTCAAAGGAGTTGATGGTATTGAAATTACAACGGGAGTTATTGAGCACTGGGAAAATGAAGTCGACGGCTTAAGATCAGATCAAGATGGTTTAAATGAATACTATCGTCAATTTCCAAGAACTGAAGCTCATGCTTTTAGAGATGAAGCTAAAGATACTTTATTTAATTTAACTAGAATATATCAACAAATAGATTATAACATCGAGTTAAATAATATTTCTTCAGTTACAAGAGGTAGTTTTATGTGGGAAAACGGTATTAAAGATACTAAAGTTTCTTTTATGCCTAATAAAGATGGAAGATTCTTAATATCTTGGGTGCCACCTAAAAACTTGCAAAATCGAGTGATTATAAATAATGGTACTAAGTCTCCTGGTAACGAACATATTGGAGCCTTTGGTTGTGATAGTTACGATATTAGTGGTACTGTTGACGGTAAAGGATCTAATGGTGCTTTGCACGGTTTAACTAAGTTTTCAATGGAAGACGCACCTCCTAATCATTTCTTTTTAGAATATATATCAAGGCCACAAACTGCTGAAATATTCTTTGAAGATGTGTTAATGGCTTTAGTATTTTACAGTATGCCTTTACTTTGTGAAAATAACAAACCTAGATTATTGTATTATTTAAAGCGTAGAGGTTATAGAGGTTTTTCAATGAATCGTCCTGACAAAGTTTGGAATAAACTTTCAACAACAGAAAAAGAAATAGGTGGTATACCTAATTCAAGTGAAGACATTAAACAAGCACACGCAGCAGCAATAGAATCTTATATAGAAACTTATGTAGGTGCTTTACAGGAAGGATATGGAGATATGTATTTTCATAATACTTTAGAAGACTGGAGTAAGTTTAATATAAATAATAGAACTAAGTACGATGCTACAATAAGTTCTGGTCTTGCTATAATGGCTTGTAACAAAAATAGGTATAGACCAACTCCTGAAAAAAATTATAAACCTATAAGTTTAGGTTTTAAAAGATACAACAACAACGGAGATGTTTCAAAAATAATAAAATAAATAAATGAATCAGATTTCTTATAATAATAATAGTTCGTTCCCAAGCCAGGTAGTACCTGACGCAGAGAAAGCTACTTTAGAATATGGTCTTGCTGTCGGTAGAGCTATAGAAGGAGAATGGTTTAGGAATTACAGAGGTGGTGCTGGTATGAGTGGTTATGCTACTAACTATGCTAACTACCATAGTTTAAGATTATATGCAAGAGGTGAACAACCTGTTCAAAAATATAAAGATGAGTTAGCTATAAATGGTGATTTATCTTATTTAAATTTAGACTGGAAACCAGTTCCTGTTATATCTAAGTTTGTAGATATAGTTGTAAATGGTATGTCTCAAAGAAATTATGAAATAAAAGCTTTTGCAGTTGATCCTTTTTCAACTAATAAAAGAACAGAGTATGCTAAAGAGTTAATGCGTGATGTTAGAGAAAGAGATTTAATACAACAATTAAGAGACACTTTAGGAGTTGAAATGCAAAGTAAGGCTAGCAAAGAGTTAGGCTTAGAAAGTGAAGAAGAGTTGCAATTGCATTTACAGTTAGACTACAAACAGTCTATAGAAATAGCTGAAGAAGAAGTTATAACTGATATATTAAATAGAAATAGATATGATTTAACAAGACGTAGATTTTGTCAAGATTTAACTGTTTTAGGTATAGGTGCTGTAAAAACTAACTGGAACAAAGCAGAAGGCGTAGTTGTAGATTATGTAGATCCTGCTGCTTTAGTTTATTCATATACAGAAGATCCTAACTTTGAAGATATATATTATGCTGGTGAAGTTAAATCAATATCTTTATCAGATTTAAAAATGCAGTTTCCTTATCTTACAGATCAAGAAATGGAGACTATACAAAAGTATCCTGGTAACTCTGAATATTTAAGAAACTGGAATGGTAGAAGTGACCAGCAAACTGTTCAAGTAGTTTACTTTGAATATAAAACTTATTCAGATCAAGTGTTTAAAATAAAAGAAACTAATACAGGTTTAGAAAAAGCACTAGAAAAGTCAGATACTTTTAATCCACCTAAAAATGACAAGTTTGATAGAGTATCTAGAACTATAGAAACTTTATATAGTGGAGCTAAGATACTAGGGCATCCTATGATGCTTAAGTGGGGATTATCTGAAAATATGACTAGACCTAGCGCTGATACTACTAAAGTTAAAATGAACTATAGTATATGTGCTCCTAGAATGTATAAAGGTAAAATTGATTCATTAGTAAACCGTATAACTGGTTTTGCTGATATGATTCAATTAACTCATTTAAAAATACAACAAGTATTATCTAGAGTAGTTCCTGACGGTGTATACTTAGATATGGATGGCTTAGCAGAAGTAGATCTTGGTAATGGAACTAATTATAATCCAGCTGAAGCTTTGAATATGTATTTTCAAACAGGTTCTATTGTAGGTAGAAGTTTAACTCAAGATGGTGATCTAAATAGAGGTAAAGTTCCAATACAAGAATTGCAAACTGGATCAGGTGGTGCTAAGATACAAAGCTTAATACAAACTTACCAGTATTATCTGCAGATGATAAGAGATGTAACCGGACTTAATGAAGCTAGAGATGGTAGTACTCCTGATAAAAATGCTTTAGTAGGATTACAAAAACTAGCTGCTGCTAACTCAAACACTGCAACTAGACACTTACTACAAGCAATGTTATATCTTACTTCTAGAACATGTGAAAATATATCATTAAGAGTTTCTGATTCTTTAGAGTTTCCATTTACTAGACAAGCATTAGAGAATAGTATATCAAGATACAATGTAGCTACATTAGATGAGTTGTCTGATTTAAATATACATGACTTTGGTATATTTCTAGAGCTAGAGCCTGATGAAGAGGAAAAGCAAGTATTAGAGCAAAATATTCAAATAGCTTTAAAAACTGGTGGTATTGATCTAGAAGATGCTATTGATTTAAGAGAGATTAACAATATTAAGCTTGCTAATCAAATGTTAAAGCAAAGAAGAAAAGCTAAACAAAAAAGAGACCAGCAAGCTGCACAAGCTAATATACAAGCACAAGCTCAGGCAAATGCTGAGTCTAGTGAAAAAGCTGCTTTAGCTGAAATGCAGAAGCAACAAGCTTTAGCAGAAACAGAAGTACAAGTTGAACAAGCTAAGTCTCAGTTTGAGATTAATAAAATGCAACAAAAAGCAGAGATTGATAGACAGTTGTTAGAATTAAGGTATCAGTTCGATATGAAATTAAAACAAATGGAAACTCAGCAAATAGATGCAAAAGAAAAAATGATTGAAGATCGTAAAGACGAAAGAACTAGGATTCAAGCTACTCAACAAAGCAAAATGATTGATCAACGAAAAAACGATTTATTACCAACTGATTTTGAACAAAATCAACAAAACCCATTACTAGGTTAATACTTAGTAATTATTATTAACTATTATATTATATTATGTCACAAAAAGAAGAAGTAAAACCTTTAAAGGTTAAAGCTAAAAAGCCTTCTATAAAAACTAAATCAAACGAAACATATAAAGTAGATTTAGCTAACAAAGAAGAAAAAGAAGTTAAAGAAGAAATAAAAGAAGAAGTAAAAGATGCCGTTCAAACACAAGAAACAAATGATAGCGATGTTGTTGTCAAAGAAAAGAAAGACGAGACAAGTAGCGAAGAAGTGGTTGAAGAAGTACGGTCCACCACAGAAGAAAAAGTAGAATCTCCTATACTAGAAATAATAGAAGATGAAACTAAAAAAGTAGAGAACGAATACAAAGAAGCTGTAAGAGATGAAAAGGTTTTAGGAAAACAATTACCTGAAAACATCGAAAAACTAGTTTCTTTTATGGAAGAAACAGGTGGTAATGTTGAAGACTATGTTAGATTAAATAGAGATTATTCTAATATTGACGACAACGCTTTGCTTAGAGAATATTATAAAAATACTAAGTCACATCTTAATCAAGAAGAAATAGCTTTCATAATGGAGGATAATTTTTCATATGATGAAGATATGGACGAAGAGCGAGACATAAAGAAAAAGAAACTTGCTTTTAAAGAAGAAATTGCAAAAGCCAAAAACTTTTTGGAAGAAACCAAGAGTAAATATTACGACGAGATCAAGTTGAGACCGGGCGTTACTCAGGAACAACAAAAAGCTATGGATTTTTTCAATAGATACAACAAAGAACAACAAATAGCTGAAAAGCATCATGAATCATTTAAAAATAAAACTAATGATTATTTCACTAATAATTTCGAAGGTTTCGATTTTGATTTAGGTGAAAAGAAATTTAGGTATAAAATATCAAATGCTAATGATGTCGCTGAAAAACAGTCAAACTTAAACACGTTTGTTAAGAAGTTCTTAAACAAAGAGGGAGAAGTTGTTGATACTGTAGGTTATCACAAAGCTATTTACGCTGCTGAAAATGCAGATACTATTGCTAATCATTTCTATGAGCAAGGTAAAGCCGATGCTGTAAAGAATATGATGGCTAAATCTAAGAATATAACAAATGAACCTAGGCCACAAGCTAATGGTGATATGTTTATTAATGGATTAAAAGTACGTGCAATCACTGGCGCAGATAGTTCTAAGTTGAAAATAAAAACAAAAAACAACAACAACTAAAAAATAAAAATTATGGGATTATCCGGAGGAGGCTTTCCAGCTTCTATTACTCCAATGCCTAACAAAGTCACTGTAGAAGGGAACTATATTAATTTCCAAGATGCAGCTGGCGGATTTAATGCGTGGGCACAACAATATCTACCTGAGCTTTACGAAGCAGAAGTAGAAAGATACGGAAACCGAACATTAGGTGGTTTCTTGAGAATGGTTGGCGCTGAAATGCCAATGACATCTGATCAAGTTATTTGGTCTGAACAAAATAGATTACATATTGCTTATCTTATAATGATGTAGGAGTAACGGTAGACGAAGTAGCTGGAGACCCTATATACGATGTAGTTATTACTTTACCTGCTGGTCAGGATACAGGTGCTGTAAGAATTGGTAATACTATTTTAGTTTCTGATAATGCTACTAAACTAGTTACTGCTAAACTTTTAGTAACTAATGTAACAGGTGCTACTTCTAATACACTTAAATGTACTAGTTACGAAGCAGCTGCTTTACCTGCTACTTTAACTGGTGGCACTTGTAGCTTATTTGTTTACGGTTCTGAATTTGGAAAAGGAACAATTGGCATGGATGGAGCTGTTACTCCTAAAGCTACTACTTTCACTAACTCTCCAATTATCCTTAAAGATAATTATGAATTAAGTGGATCTGATGTTGCTCAAATTGGTTGGATTGAAGTATCTACTGAAGACGGTCAATCTGGTTATTTATGGTATCTAAAAGCTGAATCTGAAACAAGATTAAGATTTGAAGATTACCTTGAAATGTCAATGGTAGAAGGTGTTAAAATGGCTACTGCTGATCAGCCTTTTGGACCAGTTGTAGGAGGTAGTCCTGTTATTCCTGGTACACAACAAGGTATAAAAGGTACTGAAGGTTTATTTGCTGCTATTGAAGATAGAGGTAATATATATTCTGGATTTGCTGGTCCTGCTGCTCCTGGTTCAGGCGCTTTAGGTGATTTTGATGAAATCCTTAAGCAATTAGACAAGCAAGGTGCTATTGAAGAGAATATGTTATTCTTATCTAGAGCTACTGCTTTAGATTTTGATGATATGATTGCTGCTGTTAACGGAGCTTATGCTTCTAAGCAAGCTGCTTCTTATGGTCTTTTTGATAATGACGGAGACATGGCATTAAACTTTGGATTTTCAGGTTTTAGAAGAGGTTCTTATGACTTCTACAAAACTGATTGGAAATATCTAAATGACGCTACAACTAGAGGTTTATCTAATGAGATTGATGGTGTATTAGTTCCTGCTGGTACTACTACAGTATACGATCAAATGTTAGGATCAAATATCAGACGACCATT